TAACTTGAGTTGTATTTTTATCCTCAAGATCTAATATATCAGAGAGTTTAAAGAGAGCTTTTAACCTAGTATCAGCCTTTTCTGCAGTTTCTGCTTCATCCTTTATACCACTAATTACAAAGGTCTCATCTACCCCTAATTCATCCATTACTGGCTTTAATTCTTCTTTCATATACGTCCTAACCCTCGTTGTTTTTATAAGTTGTCCAGCACGTACATTTGCATAGTGCGGGTCATTTGTAGGAAATGCCTTTAGATACGCTGTACGTGCATTTATGCCTGATGCCAGGTATTGGACAAATAATGCTTCTCTATTAGAAAGGTTCTCTCTGGTCTCTATTCTAGTGTCTCTATCTATATGTCCACCTATACTATAAATATTGACCCTTTTCGAACTATCCATTTTCTTCTTATCTGATATTATAAATGTACCAGTACATGTCCCTATATAACCAACTTCCCTAACCTTTCCTTTAGGCTTCATCATACTGCCTCTTCTTAGTATCTGTACTACACAATCATCGTCCGTCTTTACCCAATCACTTATATGACCATCCCTCCAGTCCTCCAGATATTTTATCTCTGGTGGCACTTCCTCGACAGAATCAAATACAGTATGATTTATACCGTTAACTCTATAATGTCTCATTATTATCTTAAATCTTCATTTCGTAATTTATATGCATGATACATTATATTAAACATTGAAAATCCCTTTACCTTATCTCCAATTTTAAGATTTTCAGACATCTCTGGATCTACATAGAAATAAGAGGTATCAGCTGTTTCAGGGCTATATACACCTTCTAAACCCCCAAATAAATATAACATAGCGTTACCTTCCTCATTAATTCGAATGTCAGCAACAGTATAATAATTTTCTTTTAGACCTAAATTTCCAGCTGTTGATGTTGTAATTTTATCAGAATCATCATAACCGCCTTCTATCAGCAGATTTCTACCAATATCTTTAATTTTTATAGCAGTATCTAAACCATCATCAGATAGGCCAGGATAGAGGTTTTCAAGGGCCTTTCTCTGCTTCTTTATTTCCCATTTTTTGAGTGTTCTCTGGATTAAATTTTCATCATTATTGTATGATGTTACTAAATCTTGTTCTACTTTGGCCATAATTATCCCTTTTTAAACTCCAAATCCCCGTAAGGGGTTTGGTTAACTAACTCCAATTTCATCACTATTTACTTTACTTAAACATTCTTGCATATCTTCTGGTATAGTAACCTCTTCATCGTTAACCACTAATCTATATTCATCACAATCTGAGAACTGTTCTGATAGATGTGTAATTTCCTCAGTATCTGTATTATAATATATCTTTAGTACATACTTTTTTATCATTTAAGCCTCTCTTAGATACACCTAGCCCCTGAGAGCTAGTAGCAATTTTAAATCTTTAACTTCTGAATTTCATCTTTGACCAGTTATTCACTCCCATATCAAGAATTATATCAGGGTCTGTTTTATTAGCTATCGGGGACAAATCTTACCTCTATTTGAGGAGATAACCCAACGTCTGATCCTTTACTTGCTTGCAAAGCCCTCAAGGATGATATTCGCTAGAATGCCAATAGGCTAATATAATATATTAAATATCTAAATACCAAGAGGTTTCAAAAATTGTGTAATTTTAGTGTGTGGTCTTTCATAGATACCGTACCCCTTTAAAAGGGATTTACTATAACGTAATTACGTTATTTTTGATTTAGATTAAATTTAATCTATTTAAATGGATAAATAAAAGGAGATCATATGATATATCTATTTAGAATCGAAGACTTAGTTGATGAGAAGTCTGCAATGATAATAGCGGAGCAATTAATTGATGAAGCTATTACAGCTAGTCAGTCTCTTAGAGGAAAGTCTCAAAAGATTAGAATCTGTACTGCCAAGATTAAGAAAGTGCAGATGAAGTGCGCATCGAAAGGTTGGACTAAACCTATTGATACGCTGAAGAGTGCCTTTGAAATGCTAGAGGACGCAAGAGCTGAGCTATCAGTAAACCTCTGGGGCATATAATAGTGTAGTAGTGTGGTAGTCGCTAGGTGCAGTAGGGCAACCCCGATAATAGGGAGCATCCTACTGCCTAGCCACACATATTGTTTCCATTCTCATTCGTAAGGTATAAGAGGTGCGTGTGTACGAGATATATATACCAACTTATACCAGACTCTTGGCCTAGCGACTAGAAAGTATGAGGTTAGTATGAATTATATTTGTAACTCCATAATGTCTCATCTAGCCTCATGCTTGGCTTATTTATTTAACAACTTAAAGCTTAAAAGGAGAAACATGTTAATAGATTGTCCTGATTGTAAAGAGTTAGCTATAGTTACTACATCAACCTTTAGTGCCATAATTAGTTGTGAATGTGGTATTCTTGAGATTGATACAATGATTGAAGAGGATAGATTATATCCTGTTTATCAGCAAGTATTTGGTACATTTGCTATGACTAAATATGATGATAATCCTATGAAACGATTAGGATCATTAAAGTCTATAAGGCATAAGAAATAAGTAATATAATGCGGAAGGGTAAAACGGTTTCAACACTAGCCTCATAAGCTAGAGACATCTGGTTCGACTCCAGTTTCCGTAACTAAGTAGTAAAGAATTGGATAGTGTCATATCCATAAGAATAAGCATAGTAATATGTAAAAGTGAAAGCATGTACAGTGTGAGTAGCACCAGAAATGGCTCATAGACACAAGCACATATCGTGTAGAATCTCAACGGTCGAGTGGCTGAGAGAATTTGCATACCTGAGTGGGAAATCGGGTTGAGATGGTGACATTAAAAGATAAATGTGTAAGGACCTCAGAATTTCGTTTCAAAGCTTGAATACTTATGGTTAGGTATTAGAGCGAGGTTTATAGTATTATGTAATAGTCTTGTGGTGACATAAGATATACACGCAATATTGAGTAGTGAGCGACCACTCATTACAGGCGCTAACTGTGGTATTTCGTGACTAGCAATAGTTATGAAGCCATCTGTCGAGCAGTAGTGCTAATTTCCTAATTTTGTATTAAGGCAGTCTGAGCCTTTAATGTCAGACAAACTAAAATGAACATACGAAATGCAAAAGACTTGGCACGTCATGTCCTAAAGGGTTCTAATACTTTACACTACGGTGAATAAAGTGCTAGATAACTCTGCAAGGGTTGTTTAGTTTTGTAGTAAGATAATATATATGGGATTTAGCGGTTCTATTTGTGTTTGAAGCTGCAGATAAAGATATGATGTAAAATGGCGATGAGAGACAACTTCGTGTTGTGTACGCTGAACCTGATGATATACTAGTCGCAAGATTGGTGGATAAGGAAAGAACATACGTGAGTGTGATAATGTTCTGAAAGTATCATCTTCCATAGATGTAATCTCAATCTATGTATGAAATTTAGGGGCTGACAGGTTTCGACCTGCGTGTTGGTGACAAGCCTTGCACAAAGGTAATGTGAGTTCGATTCTCACCAGCTCCACTAATCTAAATATAAAGGAATAACATGAATAAAGATAAAGTCAATGAAGAGAGAATAACAAAAGCAAGATATGAGGGAGATAAAAGACCTGCAATATTATGCGATGTAGATGGTACAGTTGCATTAATGATGGGAAAAAGAAGTCCTTTTGAATATGAAAAAGCAATGGAAGATAGGCCTAATTATCCTGTTATAGATGCTGTTTTTGCAGTTAAAAATATGTTAGAGAATAAATTAACAGGAAATGAAAGTCCTTTTGTAGAAGTACATTTAATTATGTTATCAGCAAGAGAAAATAAAGCTTTAAAAAACAATGATGACAATGATTACGGATTTTATACTACATATGAATTAACAAAAGCATGGTTAGATACATTTATGAAAAATGATTTAAATGGTACATATCATCAGTTAATTATGAGAGAGGCAGGTGATTACAGAAAAGATTGTTATGTCAAATATGATATATATAAAGAATGTATAGAACCTGATTATGATGTTAAATATGTATTTGATGATAGAAATCAAGTAGTAGATATGTGGCGTAATGCCTGTAAATTAACCTGTCTGCAAGTAGCAGATGGCAACTTTTAAGGAGAATTCATGAATGTAATAAAATTTAGACATTTAGTGTCAAAGATAATTATTGAAGGAAGAGCACCAGATAGTATTGTTAAAGAGATATTAGACTGGATGAAAAAAACTAAACCTGAAGTAATATATAAGGAGACAAAATGAGTGATGTATATAAAATATCTCAAGCATTAGAAGATCTTCGCAATTATTATGGGTTAAAAGAAATAAAACATGTTACTCTTAATATGGAAAAAGATCATCCAGAAATAACATTTATATCTAATAAGCCAACACAATTATCAAATTGGGAAACACATGATAAACATACTATGCCTGATAAAGTGAAATATGTGTTACAATTAAATATCAGTATTGACTCAATATACAAAGAGGAGGATAAATAATGTTAATTGCCTTAACAATATTCTTATTAGTTGAAGCTATGTTATTAGCTTGGGCTGTACA